GGAATTAAATTTGTATGATGAGATTGCCGATGCAATGGCTGAAGGTGCAAGGGCTGTTGATGTGCCTGTGCGGTGGGGTGCTGCTTGGAATGTTCCTGATATTCGTGTGTGGAAAGGCACAACGCATACTTTCCAACCAAAGAATACGCAAGCCGAAATCACAATGGAATACAATGGCACAATGGAAGCCGCCATGAATTATTATGTTGACATTCGGCGTGATCAAGAGCGGAGACCTTTTATCGACGCCCCGCACTTCGAGCTAATGATTTAACTTGCACTTAGATGTGCAGGTGGTATTAAGATTCTTGGGGGTGTCGGTCCCGACTGGCATCCTCACGATACTTTCTTACAGTGCTATCGCTAAGACCTAAGAAGATAGCGGTTGATGTTACGCACCAGCCCTTGCTTTGAAAGTATTTAATGTCTTCTATTTCTTCTTTGCTCAGACTGCTGTTGCGCCAGCCTTCGCCTTGTGTGGGCGCGGCTGTCGCCTTTGGCTTTGGCTCTATGAATTTGCTGTCTGGTTTGCCACCCCACTTTTCTCTGTATCTTTTATTTACTTGCTTTGCATCAGCAAGCATTGCTTGAATCATTTGCTCTTCGTTCATTAGAATCCCCAATCTATTTTGATATGAACATGGACGTCAATACGTTGAGCGCCCAAGTTTTGTTCTTGGTGCGAGTTGAACTCAGCCATATCGTCAACATCAACATCCAAAGCCTTTGCTATAATCTCAAGCGTATTTGCATTTGGATATTTTATTGAACCAGTAGCATAACGATTAATATTTGCGCGAGGAATGCCTGTTTTTTCGGACAGCCAAGTTTGCGTTTTGCCACGCTTTTCCAATAATTTTTTAATGCCAGAATAATTCTTTGCTTTTTTCCCTGTCTCTTTTGGTAATTCACCAAAGAAACTTTCGTAAGGCAGACCTAAGTAATCAGCAATGTCTTTGATTGCTGTTGCAGGTGGCTCTTTTACTACGCCCCTTTCGTACTTAGAATAAAGAGATTGATGTAAGTTTATGGCATCACATATTTCTGTTTGAATTATGCCTCTTTGTTCTCGGACTTTCTTTAAGATTTTGCCGTTGAATTGCATTTCGTGTCTCCAAAAAAAAGGACGCAGCCGAAGCTGCGCCAGTCAGGGAGGAGTCGTATGCTATGAGGCGAACATACAGGGCAATATCCTCCCAGAGAACATTCACAGTTTAGAATGGAATGTCATCGTTTGGCAAGCCACTGGATGCTTGCGGTTGACCTTTTGCTGAAACAGATAGCGACATGTATGGTTTGCCATCTTTGCTTCTGCGCCAGCCAGCGACTTTTAGATTTTCATCTATCGGTCCAGAGTAATCTGGCGCTTTGTCGTTGTTGGTTTTGTCATTCTCAAACATGATTGCTAGTCTCTGATACACCTCAATGATTGGTCGCCCATCTTTGGTTGCATCTTTAACTAAGACTGTTTTGGATTCTTTGCCTTGCACATTGATCTTGCCAGCAAGAATCATTTGCTGCGTTGGGAACGGTGTGAAAGCCGCTCCTTTGTTTGTGTCGTCATACTCAGACATTTCTTTGACTCCTTTTGTAGATTTTATAACACTTCATAATTGTTCGACACATTTTAGCTTCAAGCTGTCTTGTTCTTTCCCGAGACTTGCCGATTACTTTGCCAGCCTTGTCTAATGTCGAGCCGTTGTACATTAAATCAAAGACAACTAAGTGCCTGTTGATTCTTTCGCTTACTACCTCTTTGCTTGCTACAAACTTTTGTTGAGCTATTAGTCTTTTCTTAGCAAGCTCAATAATATGAGGTAATTCTTTATCGGGCACTAACTCTTTAACTCTCTGAGCTTTTACTACACGCTCTTCTGTCATGAGTTATTTCCTTTCAGTAATTGTTTTTCTAGGCTTCTGAGTTTCAGACCCAGATTAGCAAGAGCTATTCCTTGTTCATTGCTTTTTGCAAAGCCAGATTTAAGGCTGTGTATTACAACAGCAATCAGGACTTGCACTTCTGCAAGCCCCAATTTGATTTGCTTACCACCCTCCATTGCTGTTCCTGTTGCTGTCGGCATCATACTTGTTGCCATCCATCTTACCAAGAAACACATCAGCATCACAGCCAATGTGAGACAGTGCTTTGGTCAAGCCATCGGTAATAGCCATCTTCGGTGCATCCTCTGCCAATCTACCCTTGGCGTTGTCAAAGAACTTACGGCAGCCTGTGAAGGGGCCAAACATATTTCCTTGGTTACCATGCCAAACAGTCACATGCGCTAACACAGCGCTGTCTCCGTTAGCCAGAGACACTATCTCTGTTTGATTGTGCCAACCCCAGCCCTCACCAACGGGGCCAAACTCTTCTGTCATCTTCATGACTTGGTATTGTGGGTCGATTGCGGTGAAGCTGCGGCTTCCGAAGCTGACCTTCTTCAGATACTTGGGGTCTGAAGAGGCCAGCTTATTCCATATTTGTAGTGTCATTGGTGTTCTCCTTATCGTTTTACTATTCTAAGTGCACCGCGTTTGTCTTTGCGAACTGCAAGCTGATCACAGTACACTTCCCTTTCTTCTGGACCGACCATTTGCTTGAGGGTTTTCTTGGCGTTTTCGAAGACGCGGTTGTGTTCATATCCGTTGAGGTATGTAACTGCTGCGTCAATGAATTGATTGTCTCTGCTCGCGTTTCTCCTGACCATCTTATCCAACGGGATGGCATCCGTTGATATTGGTTGAACTTCAATATTATTTGGTTGCGTGTCACTGAGAACGTAACTCCAGAAATCTGACACCACCGCCCACATAGAATTGAAATACTCGTCGTTGTAGTGGACAAAGGTTGACTCCCATTTGCTGTTGCCAAAGATTACTGAGAGGTGAGTGCCATCTGCTTTTGCAAGATGTGCATAGAGTTGGATTTGCGGCATGTATAATTCTACAACGTCATCCATTTTGTTGAAGGCATTGGTATGCTTGGCTTCTACAATTGCATTGTTCCACCGCGCATCTACTGTACCACGACAAGCTACTGTGCCAACGATCTGTTCATATTCATATTGATGCCCAGAAAGAACACAGTTGTGTTGCTTTTCAAACCAAGACAGGTTGAAGGATTCAGTCCAGCTACCAAGCTGCACTGCAATGTTATCTGATAAATTGTCAGGTTCTTTACGCCCTGTCTTTACTTCCCATAGTGTTTGCCAATCACCTTGCATGATTTTTACGCAATCACTACCGCCAATGAAACCTGTTCGCTTCATGATGTTCTCCTTATATTATAAGCGGTAAGGTACTGCACTTACGCAGTTATATCAAGAATTATTTTCTGGATAGTTGCCATACATTTGAAGCCAGCCATTGTATTTAGAGAAGTCACTTTGCTTTAAGTCAGTCTGATCTAGCAGTGCTTCTTTGGCTTTACCTCGCAACCAGAACTCGCCAACAGGTTCTCCGTTTTCAATGCGTTTGGCTACAATCTGGTGTGTGTCCAGAAAGAAACCTTCCTTTTTGATAGCGCGATTGTAGTCAGGATTTGTAGAAGACTTGTTGACTTGTGCATCCCAGATAGCAGCATCAGCCATGTTAGATAGTTTTTTAATCATTGTTTGAGTCCTTATTGTAAGACCAAATTGTAATAGAAGTTCCCCATTTACCTACGGTCTTCTTGCCTGAGTCAGCTAAAAACCCCATGTTTTTCAGCTCAGTTATTCTAGGCCGCACAGATATTTCTGGCCTATTTAATAGTTGAGAAACAGATTCATTGGTAAGTTCTTTGTGTTCTATGAATAAGTTCAACACTTGCTCACGGACTGTAAGTTTGCCTTTTACATTAAAGGATGCTGCTTCTTTACTCGATTGGTTCTTTTGGTAGCCTATTTGATTTTTGCTGTAAGGCATCGTTGTTCTCCATTAGTTTGAGGAATGTATCACCTGATACGATGACTAGGGTTTGCGGATCGCCTGTCCGCCTTTTGTAAAAGGCAATGTCTCTGCCTTCTAAAACTTTGAAGGGACTAGGAAAGGTAGACTTGTCACGGTATTTAACTTCTCCTACCAGTTCGTGTCCGTTGAGTTCGAGTTTGATGTCGCCGCTATACTCGCCTCCCAGACTGCCTGAGAGGGGCTGCCTTTTGGCCTTGATACCTGCGGCTTCGAGCCACTTGACGAACCACTTTTCGTGGTACGTTCCTTTGTTTTTATTACGGTTTGCCATTGGTCTTCCTCATAGCAGCGTCTGCAAATATACCAATGCTTTTCATAGCTATCATTTGTTTGTTTTAAGATAGCCACAAACCATTCGGTTTTTACTTGGCATTTAAGACAGACGATTCTGTGGGATTTTTTTGATTTCGATTTCACAGTTCAAAGCATCAAGCCAGCACATTAACATAAAGCCAGAGGGTATTCGCTTGCCAGTTTCCCACTTGTGGATCAGCGAAGTTGCACACCCTATCTTATGAGCTAACGACTCTTGGCTTAAACTTTGCGCGAACCGTGCGTCGATTAATATTTTTACCAGACGCTCGTAGTCTTTGGGTATGCTCACGGGCTTGTTGTAGTACGTGTAGCTTTTCAATGGCATTGAATACCCTCAATGCAGTTTCGTATCGTATCTGACCACTAGACTGAGCGCGGTAGTATGTGGATGTAGGTATGCTTGCTTGCTTGAATGCCTTGAGCAAGGAAACATCATACTCATTTGCTTTATCAGTTAGTGTAGTCAGATACGATTTCATACTGCACTTATGCAGTATTCATTCCTTGCTCGTCAATAGGTAGTCTGCGATTGGCACTTCTCCTGTTCCTTCACACTGATAGCAGTTATCCCATTCAGTATCTATGTAACCAATGTCACGACCAAATGTTTGACGCTTTGTGATTTCATATTCTATTTGCCCATCGCCTACGCAAACAGGACAAAGTTCAGTAGGGGATTTCATCGTCTGAGATGTCATTGTGTTTTTCCCATGCTGCTACGGCTCGTTGAATAAACTTATCACGATCAAACCGTGGGTTGGTTTCTTGAAGATCATCAGCAATTTTTTCAATTGTGATGGGCGAGAAGACTAGCGGACCAAACCGATCCGCTATCCATTCAAAGTCTTTGCGTGTCATCATTATAGACTCTCCCATTGTG